GAGCTTTACCAATAGAGAAACAGAAAGCTGGTCAAACTTGGATAAGTTGGGGGGAAAATAACGACTATCCACAATTTTTAATAGGGCTTTATTATAATAGTTCTATTCATGGTGGTATAGTTAATTCTAAGGTTAAGTATATTGCTTCAAGTGGACTAGACGCTCAGACAAATGATTTACCTAAATGGGAATTAATTAAGAAAAATGGAAATGCACCTTTCTCTTTAGATGAAATTTCTTTAATGGTAGCGAAAGATTTTGAGTTGTTAGATTCATTTGCTATTCTGTTTAGAAAAAATCCTATTTCTAAATTTTGGGACGCTCACCACGTTTCAACTGAATTGATTCGTAAAGGTGAAGATTCTAGTTTCTTTTATTACTCTGAAAACTGGAAAGAACGTAACCAAACAGAAGAAAAAACAGGTTTTAAAAAGATTAAGAATATTGAAGATTTAAGCCTAGAAGATAAAGAATGTTTACTTTATGTTAGTTCACGTTCTAAACAGCATATAATCGACGAGAAAACAGGTCTACTAACTAAATCGGTTTATCCTATTCCTTCCTATTCGGGGGCTATAAAATCAATCATGGCATCAATTGAAATGAACTATTTCAGATATTCGGAGGTAGTGAATAGTTTCAAAGGTGGTACAATGATTAACATTCCAACAGGTGCGCCAGATAACGAACACGACAAAAAGAAATTAATTGCTCAGTTAAAAGGAGATGCAACAGATAGAGATAAGCAAGGCGGGATAGTAGTTACTTTTTCAAGAGGTAGCGAAAACGCTCCGACTGTTACGCAAATAAACGGGAATAATTTAGATCAACGTTACTTGTTAACTCAAGAAAGTATAATAGACGATATTATGGTAGGTCATAGTGTAATAAGTCCGACGTTATTCTCAATTAAAACGGCTGGTCAATTAGGAGGTAGTCAAGAACTTGAAACAGCGTATCAATTATTTATGAATAACTACGCTTTAGAAAGACAAAAGATAATTACAGACGCTTTAGAATATGCACACTATACACTTAATAACTTTTACGGGGATATATTCTTTATAAGTAAACCTTTGAGTTTATCTCAAGAACCAGATTCAAAATCAATTGTTGCAGATTCATTAAACAAAATGAGTCCATTATTAGCGAATGCGGTTTTAAAGAACTTAACAATTAATGAACAAAGAGCTTTAGCTGGTTTGGCACCTTTACCTAATGGGGATGTAATTAGTCAACCTACTTTGACCCAAATGAGTAGCGAGGTAAGTGATGAGACTGTAATTAGTTGGTTTTCTGAGTTAGGGCGCACTGATTACAAAGAGGTATTTTCACAAGAGGTTAAAGATTTTACTAAACTTGAAATGTCGGAGAAAGAATTACTTTCAAAATATTCATTTGCGAACGATTTAACGGCGGACCAATTGAAGATTGTTGAAATGATTAACAATGGTGAAAGCTATGGTGCAATTGTTAAAGCTATCGATAAGGGTGCAACTTATGTATCTAGACAATTAGTAGAGTTGGAAAAGTTGGGAATGATTAAAGGCTTTGAATTAACTCCAAAAGGTAAAACAAACGTTGGCGAAGTATCATTCGAAGTGGTTTACCAATACAGAGAGAGAGAAGGAATACCGCCATTAAAAGGTAATTCATCTAGACCGTTCTGTAAAAACTTAATGGACTTAAAAAGAGTGTTCACACGTGACGAAATAAACCAAATTACAGCACGTTTAAAAGCAAACGGAATAGATCGTAACGTTTGGGAGTATAAAGGTGGCTGGTATACTAATCCTGAGACAAAAGTACACACACCTTCATGTAGGCACACGTGGTATCAAACGATAATTGAAAAAAAATAAGTCATGGCACATTTAATAAGCACAACAAATTTAAAAGCGTTATCTTATATTAGTTCAAATGTAGATGATCTTTTGCTTTCTACTTTAATTACACGTGTACAAGACACTGTATTAGAGTCTATTTTAGGTAGTCAATTATTTAATCGACTTTTAACGGGCGTGGATAACGATGATTTGAATGCTGATGAGGTTCTATTGTTAGATACTTACATTAGTCCTTGCTTAGTGGCTGCAGTTGAAAAAAGAGCTACAGATATGACAACCTTAGAGATTAGACAAATCGGAGTAGCTAGAGTAAGTTCGGAGGGTGTCAACACTGTAAATGAGGACGAATTAAACCGTTTAAGCAACTCTTTAAATAAAGATTATAACTTTTATCGTGAAAGGTTAATAAGGTTCTTAAAATTGAATTATACGGTTTATCCTGAATATACTTCATATTACGATTATTTATATCCTTGTGACGATTTAAACCAAATTAATCCAGATCGAGGTTTCTCAGATACAAATATCAATTTCGCATGATTACAAGTATAAACCAACTTTCTGCGGAACTTAAAGCAATTCAAGATTCACACTATCAATTGAATTCTTACTATTTTGGTGAGTTCAATTTGGCTTTACAAAATCGTGAGTTAGAATATCCATTACTAGTATGTGACTATAATAACGGTTCTATTAACATTTCCAATACTAGCGTTCAGTTATTCATAATCGTAGCAGATAAAGTCTATAAAGACAATTCTAATCTAATAGAAACTAAATCGGACACGTTGCAAATTTGCAGGGATATATTCAACATAATGAAGAAGTCCCAACGTTGGCAAGTTTTAGGACGTGTGACTCAAGGAAACGTGACTTCATTTGTTGAAAGAGGTAAAGACGAGGTTGCCGGTCACGTAATGAACGTAACTATTGAGCTTAGAGATTCAAACGGAATATGTGAACTACCTATGAACGGCTACGATTTTGGAGGTTCTGGTGTTGTAGGGTGTGATCCTGTTTTAATCGTTAATTCAAACGGTACATTTAGCGTAAGTACTCCAAGTGGAAGCACATACGAATTAGAAGATATGATTTTCAAAGTGTATGTAAATAGTAATTTTAAAGAAGATATAACATTAATAACCTTAGATAATTAATTATGGCAAATACAGTACACATTTATGTAAATAAGACCGATTTAGGACTTAATTTAGTTGATAACACAGCAGACTTAGATAAACCAGTTTCAACGGCTGTACTAGATCTTTTAGACAATTACGAAACTAAGATAACGGCGGATAATTCCGACTTGTTATTCAGATTCGATCAAAAAACATTCCATGCAACGCCAACTCTAGGCACGGGGTTTGATCCTTTGACAGGTAATATCGGTGTGAATATGTCAACGCCAGAAACTATGCTAATTAATATGACTTCGGTTATGTTGCATAATGATAGTGTAGAGCCTACTTTTACGAGTGAGTTTACAAAGTCGGCAGATTCTTTACCTTACATAACAGGTCAAGACAACTATATTTATGCTACTTTGATTAATAAAAGTCCTTTAAGAATAATTTACCAAATCAAAAGAGGAGGAACAAATTTATTCGGTACATTTTTAACAACAGATTTAAAAGGCGCAAATAATGGACTTGCTGAATTAGATTCTAACGGTAAGGTGCCAAGTGGTCAACTACCTTCTTACGTTGACGACGTCGAGGAGTATGCTAATTTGGTTGGTTTTCCTGTAACTGGTGAAAGTGGAAAAATATATATTGCCTTAGATACAAACCTTACTTATCGTTGGGGCGGTTCGACTTATGTAGAGATTAGCCCTAGTTTAGCATTAGGCGAAACTTCTGCAAGTGCTTATAGAGGGGATAGAGGTAAGACAGCATACGATCACTCACAATTAACTAGTGGTAACCCTCACAACGTTACTAAATCGGACGTAGGGCTTTCAAATTGCGACAACACAAGTGACGCTAATAAACCTATCTCAAGTGCTACTCAAACAGCCTTAGATAACAAGTCCGATAAAAATATTACGTTAGACCGTAAAACAGCATCTTATACGCTAGTAGCTAACGATAATGGTAAAATGATTGAGATGAACGTAGGGAGTGCAAACACGTTAACGATTAATGCTAGTTTATTCTCAGCTGGTAATCAGATTTTAATATCTCAATACGGGGCTGGTCAAACGACTATCACAGCAGGTGCTGGAGTTACTTTAAGAAGTCCAAGCGGAAAGCTTAAATTAACAGGTCAATATTCGTTGGCGACAATTATAGCAATTTCAGCAACGGAGTTTTACATTAGTGGTGATTTAACAGCGTAATTATGATAATAGCAACTCATGGAATAGTAGCAAGTGGTGCATTATTGTTTGATATAGATGCTTTAGCATTTATAGAAGCTGCTGGTATAACTGATATTACAGAAAAAAATGCACTAAACACCCTTGTAAAAGAAATAAAAGGGGGTGGTATTTACAACAAATTTAAAATAATTTATCCTTTCATAGGTGGAAGTGCAAGTTCACATAAGTATAATTTAATCAACCCACAAAATACAAACGAAGCTTATCGTATAAATTTTGTAAACGGATGGACACACTCAAGCACAGGAGCCTTGCCAAATGGTACTGATGCTTATGGTATTGCATTTTTAAACCCATCATTACATTTAATTAATAATAATTATTCTTTCGGACATTATTCGAGGACACAAACTACAGATGTTATAAGAGATGATTTGAGAGTATCTTATACAAGTGTTTTGGGGTTATCACATTATAGATCAACATTTTTCAAAACATTTTATGCTGGTAATACAACTACTCAATCGATTCAAGTAAATAACACGAATACTTTGGGAATGTTGATAGGTACACGTACAAGCTCTACAAGTGCTAAAATGTTTATGAATGGTGTACAGGAGGGTAGCACTTTAACAACAGCAAACACCACAGCCTTGCCAAATGGAACTTTCTATTTGAGTGCAAATAATGGTGGGGGAACGGCTAATAATTTCTCAAATAGAGAAGTTTCATTTGCATTTGTAGCAGACGCTTTAAGTGATGCTGAGGTATTAATTATAACAACGGCCGTAAATAAATTTCAAACTACATTAGGTAGAAATGTTTAAACTATAAAAATATGAACGTATACAAATTAACAGAGCAACAAGCTCAACAAATTGAAGGTCAAACTTATGACGGTGAACAATTAATGGTGCCTCCAACAGATGCTGATGGTAATCGTTATATATCACAAGAAGTGTATAACAGGATTACTCTTGTTAGAGCGAATGAATTAGGTGTAATTGATTGGTGGTTTACCCTGCCTTTAATACCTTATAATCCCGTAATACCTAATTTCCCAATATAATGAACGAAATAAGAAACATTTTAGAGCAACTGAGAAAAGCGAAAACAATGCTTTTAATACTTCTATTTGTTAGCTTTATTTTGTTTTATTACAAGCCACTTATAACGGAGGTAGTAGAAATTAAGGTTAAAAAACCAGATGAGGTAAAGAAGGATATTAACAACAACGTTTTAATCCAACAAATGTTAAACGATTTATTGCTTAAATATAAAGCGGATCGTTGTTACGTCTTTCAATTTAGTAATAATGTAATGTACTACGATGGCACACATCGAAATCATACTAGCATGAGCTTTGAAGTTTGTGCGAATGGTATAAGTTACGAGTCAATTAATTTACAAAAGTTGCCTGTTAGTTTGTTTCCTGTATTTCTTCAGGAGGTAATGCTTAATAAATGTATTTACAGCGACGTTAATTGTATGCAAGAAACATCTACTAGAATTGCATTAAAAAAACAAGGTATCAAAAGTGTAATAGTCGCACCTTATTTTAAAGATGGTTATTTTGTAGCGTATATCGGCTTAGATTTTGTGAAAGAGTACAACGATTTAGATTTTGATTATAATGATTTTAAACGTGAAACAAACGAAATAGGTAAAATTTTAACACAATAAGAATATGAAATTTTTAGAGAGAATTAAGGCAAAAACGCCTAAGAAAAACAAGAAAATCACACAAGTTGTAACCGTATTAGGTGCGGTTTCTTTGGCTATTGCTGAAAGTGGAATTATCGACAACCGTCCATTGATTAAAATAGGCTTAGAAGTACTTTCTGTTAAGCTTGGAGCAGTTGCTGTTTATAACGCACAAAAGGTAGAAGATGTTAACAAATAAACAACTTATCGAAAAGTACGGTAAGCCAAACGAAACAGGAGCTGGCTACCTCGTAGCAATTGATTTGCCTTATCCTATGAGGTTAGCGTGGGATTTAAAAACGAAAGTTAAACGTATAAGCGTGCATAAACTAGTTGCTGAGAATTTTAAAGCGGTTTTTAACGACTTATTAGCGCATTATGGTTATGAGAAAATTGTTGAATTAGGTATTGATTTATACGGCGGTACTTTCAATTTTAGAAAAATGAGAGGTGGGACAGATTGGTCAACTCATTCGTGGGGCGTTGCAATAGATTTAGATCCTGCTAGGAATACTTTGAAAGAAACTAAAAGTACAGCGAGATTTGCACGTCCAGAGTACCAACCAATGATAAATATTTTCTATAAGCACGGTTTTATTTCTTTGGGTGTGGAAAAGAATTTTGATTGGATGCACTTTCAGATAAGAAAATAATTACTATATTTGATCTCATTCTTTTCATAATTTTTTAAATTAACAATTAAGGCTATTTAGGTAGCCTTTTTTTATTGTATGAAACTAGAGCAACTTGAATCCAAATTAAAAGAGATTACTGAGTTTAAAAACCTCAATCTTAAAGACGGAACGATAACCGATCCAAAGAAATTCATTGATCTTAATATTTCTTATCTTAAAGCTCAATCGGGCAATCGTAGGTATCTTCCTTATTATGATCGACTTCTGGAGTTTTATCTTCTTAACAAGTAAAAAAACTTTAAATTATTTTTATTGGAATATAACTTATATTAAAAAAAAGAGTTATATTTGTCTATAATTAAAATTTAAAGTTATGAATTACGCAATTGAAATTTTAGAAAACGAATTAAACATTTTACAAAGATGTTTAAACGAGTGGGAAAGTGAAAACTATCCGGAAGCTAAGAAAGAACGTGAGAAACGTTTAAATGATATTAATAACGCAATAAACAAGCTAAATGAGAAATAAAGAACTATTTGAATTGTATAAAGACTACTTTTCAAAAGATGTACCAAACACTTTGGAGTTTACTCAAATGAAGGTAATAGCAATAAAGCGACTAAAAGCAAACCGATTTAAACTAAATGAAATTCAAGAAGCAATCGGTATTTGTTACAAGAACTGTTTAAAGCTAAATTCTAGAGAGATTAACAAAGAGTTAGATTTATTATTCGATACTCTAATAAGTGAAGGAATCTATCCTTTGAAACAATCAAACAAAGTAACTTATAAAAAAATATAATAATGGGAAGTTTAATATATTTAGGAATAATGATAGCGTTTTTATTCGTTGTAAAGGCGGTTTTATCACGAATGGAAGAAATGTCTGAAGAAAGAAAAAAACGTGCTGAGAAACGAGAAAAGGTACGTAATTATCAAACTATCGACTATACAGGATTTAATCCAGAAACAGGAAGATATGAAAACTAAGAAAAAGTATCACACTAAACACTTCCAAAACCTACCTGT